TAATTTTTTCTCCGAACAACTCTTCGTACGCCTCTGCAAGCATTTCGCGCGTCGTAGAATCCCATGTGTCGTCATTGTAATTATGCGTTAAATAGTGCACAAGGCCTTTGTATTTATCTTTCCAGCTGCTCATTTTTTCAGTAACTTCTGATGTGTCTCCCATTTACACCACCCCCAAGTTTTCGATCAATGCTTCCACAATTTCGTTGAACTCATTCTTTTTAAGTTTCAAAAACTCTACCTTCTCGTCCAACCGTGCTCGGGGTGGACCATCCCATCGAAAAAATGTAACGGGCCGACCACCTTTTGGATTTTTGCGCTGTACGAATTCAATAGGAAACTTCTTGCAAAGCTTCTCCGTAATAAACTCAAATGCGGATTTGGGGGTTGTATGTACCAACTGGGCAACGTCCTCGTAGCTCATCCATCCGCACCCCTTCATTGCCTGAGCATACTTGTATTCAGTTGTATTAAGGGGCGGTGCTTTGCATGGGTTTTTGACAATTTGGCTCATGAAATAATCTTTAAGCTCGCTCATTACTCACTCTCCCAGCCAGCCTCTGCGTACGCTTCACACATTTCACTAATCATCACCTTCGTCCTCTTCTTCGGCGTCGTCTTCTGGCCACTCGAAATCATCCTCCATCCGAGGGTCGTGAGGATGACCCGAATACGGTGGCCACGTTTCTTCGTCTCCCGGTCCAGGGCAGTAAATCATGTGTCACTCCTATCTCGCCAACCAAGGAATACTGGATGCCTTGGTGCATCTTTCGAACCTAGTGGAAAGTATTTGTATTTAACAAGTCGACCGAGATAGTCATCTTGATTTGCCCAGATAGATTGTCTGGCACTGTCATCAAAGCCTGAACCAATGCCAAACTCAATCCCTTCGGGAGTACGGACAATAAGTGCTCCGAGATCACCTCGACCAGACTTTCCAGATTTATGGGAGCTACGGGAGGTTCTTCCGAGTTCGTTGGTGGTGGCCTCATTGCCGTTGTGCATCCTTTCTTGGAACCCAATGACTTCAGCTTCAGCGTCAAGAAAACGTTTGAGTTTGAGCATGCCTTGTTCGCTGGCTGTGCTCCGACCCATTTTGTACTTCTCATTATGATCGCGAAGAATCAAACCTTCGTAACCTCTATCGAGGATCAAACCCTCTGTTACCTTCAGTTCGTAGAGGTCATGCACTGCAAGATGATCAAGCCTGTATTTTGGATCAACATCACCTAATCGTCGAAAATACGGGTTTGAAGGTTGCGCAATACAGTCAAATACAAAGAAGTCCACATCGCGCGCTGGTTTATTTCGAGAGTTCACGACACTGCATGTATCTCGATAACACGTTGGACTGGTTGGATCACCGACGATCAATTCTCCATCATGAAAACTCAAATGTCTGAACTTTGCTTGTACGTTGACGTTGGCAACAGGTTTGTTGCTCCTCGCGTACACTATGCCGTTGCGCACCGTGGCGCGTATTCCATCAAGTTTGGGGCTGACGAGAAGAGGGAAGCGGAGCTTATCGAAGAAGTTATGTGCGCTCTTTGAGCATGCAAGCATGGGTTTGAACAGTGGGCTAGTTGTCATCGATCTCCCTCACTCGAAAAATTGCAGCTTTAATTGATGGCCACTTTGCTTTCTCAGCTTCGGCCTCCAGTTGGGTGTTGAAGCTCATGATTTGCATATCTGACCCATGCACCCATCTCCAATCTGGATTGGGCACAGTGCCGACGTTGACTTGTAATCCGAACATTCAATGCTCCTTATACGAAACAGCCTTCACGTTCTTGTCCCAACAGGTTCTGCACAAATCGCATTTACCATGTTGCTTCGGTGCTGCGCATTCGTGCCCGATTGGAGGACCATTCTTGTGCACGTTGGCGTAGTTCACCCCGTCCAAATATAGATCGCGTACCGGGACATCGGGGAATGTCGCAGAGACTCTGATGCACATGTTGGCCGGTACATCCGAGACTGTGAGAGCTTCGCGTACAAATCCTCGCTCTCGAGTTGCCAACCAATGCGAGCAGTTTGGTGTTCCGCGAGCGACGTCGAAGATGTTCAACAGCATTTGAACACTCTGCAAGTCGCCAGAATCGAACCAGCGAAACCATCGCTCTTTGTTCAATGCGACGATCATTGCTTCAACCCATCTGGGGTCCGCAATTGAAGCTAGTCTCCTCTGTTGCGCAGGTAACACCGTCGATGCAAAGGTTCTGTAGCAACCCTTCGTCGCATAACAGTTGCTGCACACACTTCCTGGGACTTGTGCCAGTTTTGATCCGGTTATGCAATTCTCAGTTGGTAACCCGTAACTTGGTCCTGGCATCTTTGAGGTTGACGACAGTCCCCCGATGAGGCGCAGTGCTATTGTTTTTTGCATTCAGCATCTCTTCTTGCAACGGTGTCAAATCAAATCCGAGCTTCTTTTTGGCGGCAATCCAACAAGAAGCTCGAACGGTTCGCTGCGAGATGTATCCAGACAGAATCGTGGTGTGAATAATGATTCTATTCGTGTCTGAACTCCACAGCATATGGTACGTGTCTTGCTTCACAGATTGACCAATCCTTTTTCAGGGTCCCACTTGTAACTGACTGGATCGTCTGACGGCGCAGCCCGATAATCCGTTGCGAGCATCCAACGTGTGAATATGTCCTTTGCTGCGGCGACTGCCTCTGCCTCTGTTTCAAAGCGCGTAGCATTGGTGTTCCAATCTTCACCAGATGTTTTGATTTCAGGTTTCCACGACATTTGTTTCTCCTTGAGTAAGTACTTCGAGTTTCACTACGAGGTTGTTCTTGAGAAAGTACGATACGTTATCAGTACCTCTGACTGAGTAGCCCGCCTTATAAACATCCTCGATGGTAAAGACGCGCGAACCTAGCTTAACAACGTCGCCTTTTTTCAACTTCCTCTTTTTATCTGCGTGATGTCTGCGTACTGCATCGCGCCAATCGCGTGCGTTTTCGTTCACTGGTTCGGTACAAAGATCGAGATATGAGAGCGGGCATGTGCGATCACATGGGTACATGCATTCATCAACATCCTTGTATCCCCAGTTATCCCAACGGTCGGTTTGTTGCGGACACCCCTTCAGTTTGAACAGAACGATAAAGCGCTGATTATTATTTTCGTATACTGTCCACATGTTGTTGCCAACGAAGCAGTATTTGATGATGTGCGGATGGTGTCTTTCCAGAATACCTTTGATCAAATCCTTGCGAGTATAATGTCCGAATAACCAGCCCATCAGTTGATCCTTTCGCGGAATTCTAATTGATAAATATCAACCCATTCAGTGCCGCAGATATGACAGCGACAATTTTGTTCAGCTAAGTGCCCATGTATTTCTATGGATTCATAATAGATATCATCCTGCTCTTTACAACTTGGGCACCCATCGTCGAGCAAACCCCCCGTATCTTCATACTTCCTAATCAAGTAAGTCGGCCACCACAAACACGGAGTGTTGAAATTATCAAATAATAAGCACTCAGTTTCACCCACTTCCATTATGAGTAACACCTTATCCATCCCAATGACTCTAACTACTTCGCCCTCTTTAAACATTTCTTTTCTCCTTGGAATTGATGCCCGTGACGTGAGGTCACGGGACTAAGGTATCTCGAACCTTTCGAACGGTGATTTCGCCCAGAGGGGAGTCGTCCGGGTTTCACTGGTGCCGTTTTTCGAATCTACCCCACGCGCACCTGGGGGCGTCCCACTAGATCAACTTCAACAACTCATTCAAAGTTCGTTTTTTGTACTCTGCACCTTCGCCAAACCACGCGCTGTTCAAGCGATTTCCTTGATTGCGCGCACGCTTCCAGTGATCGATATATTCAGTTACTCCATTGAGCAGCCCCCATGCGGTGTAGCCTGCGAGATCAGACCCCTTGAAAGCTTGCGCGGCAAACGTATTGACAATGATTTCTACATGCTTGCGATTGGGATGAGGTTTTGTCGGGTCTTCTGGCAAATCGAACACCTTGCTCAACACTTCTCGTGCCTTGGGGACGTCCATGTCGATGTGAGCCAACACCTGCAGAGCCCCTGAAAAAATCGACCACTGCTCTTTACTAATCCCCAACGCTTCCTTGATGAACTCTTGATCAAAATCTGTGGTATGAGGAACCGTTACCCTTCCGTCACTCTCTTCTAAAGCTTGTTGCAGGGTGTTGTTGCACACCACTCTCACAGAGGTAAATTGTGCCAGTGTAGAGAGCGTGAGATCGTAAGATGTGCTGAGAAGCAGGTAGCTGTCCACACGGTCACTACCCCTGATGAATGCAGAATCGCCTGTTTGTGCAAGAGCCCAGATACGCCCTCCGTTCATCAATGACCCTGCCGTGTGCATCTTCATGCCGTGCTGTGCCAGCAGATCGCGGAAGAACTCGAAGATTTCCTTCGGTTGAACAGGTTTGTATCGGCTGGATACGACGGCAAATGGGTACCGGTCACTCGTTCGATTGAGGACAAAGCGATCTTTGAAACTCACACCGTCTTCATAGAATACGGGACTCTTTTGCACTTCCCAATCCAACCCGGCTTCTCGGCGAAAGTCGTCCAGGTCGATACCGTCCTCCACTCGGTTACCCAAACCATGCCATGGCGTTTGGCCAACGTAGGCCATTGTTTCTACTGCATCAGTCATTTAATTCCTCCTCGCTGCTCGGGTAATAGTCTCGGCGATTACACATGCCTCTTCAAGGACCTCAGTGAATTTTTCGCTGGGTACCTTTGCGTTGTCCAGTACTGCTTGGAAAGTAACTACCATTATTGTCTGTAGAGCGGGCATTATAAGCGACCGACTTTCGTGCGATGATGACCCTACAATCAGGTCGACGGCTATGAGGACGTCTGCCAGTTGAAGCAGCATCTCTGCATGCTCTTTACCTTTGACTGCTGTGAGGTTGAAAAAATAGTCGGCGTGTTGTTGCATCATGCGAGCAACGCTCGCTTCATCTGTTGTGTTCATTTCTTTCTCCGTGAGTTAGGTTGTACAGTTTTGTTTATCATGCTCGTGGAAACGACTTCCCCCAACCGAGATGAATTTCGTCATCAGGGGTTTCCAGATCGATTGAAACCCGGATACGCTGTATCCCTCTCCGGTTATTGTCGTGAAGTAGGAGCCCCCTAAGTTCTTCAATTATTCCAGTGGCGAAGATAACTCTGGGGTCCTCTTTCGAGTGTTGGATTGAGTTTTCATGGACCATACGTTAATTCCTTCTGTAGTGTAGAGCAAACACGAATTGCGATTTGTCAAACTCGAGAAAGAATCGGGGACGGAATAACGTTCATCGCCTACCCATATGCCTACGTGGCTCGTTGCCAAATTTCGCAATAGCGAATTCCCGAATGTCGGGGGAGTCGAGCAATTCAACACACGTAAGTGGCTTGGACGCTTCTCTCAGGCACTTTTCGAGTGCCCGATAGATTCATCGTTGCGAATGGATTACGGTTACCAAGGTTTCTTCCGCCCCGAGGAGCCGCGCTACCGGTACCTTGTTCGCCGGGACTCCTTTACCATCTGGTAAACACCAACTACAAGGAAACCGATCATTGTCGTAGTCGACAACAGGCGGTAGGTCAATCCGGCGAACCGGGCTGCTGTGGCAAGTGCCTGCACGCGTAACCTAACTCAGAGTTTGATGCACGATCCACTCGGCAATAGCGGGGCGAGATTGAATCCTCGCTCTGAAGTCTTCTGGTGAGATGCCATCCTCCCATTCCAGATCGCGCAGGATTACGCCACCGGGCGGGCAGCCGACAACTACGCCGACATTCCGACCTTCCTTGTAGCGCCCCGCAAGCCATCCCTTTTGCAAAGGAGAAAGGTCTATGCGCTTAGCGTCTACAATCCCTCTTTGTGGCACTGAGGGTAGGAACTTGTACTCCAACCAAAGGTCGGCCTTGTTTGCTGAGTAGTACATGTCAGCAGTGCCTCCTCGATACGGATTGGACATTTTTTCGCGGTGCAACACTGTACTGCTAGGCAGGTGTTTATGCACCCCTTGAATGAAGCGGGTTTCAGGCTTGACAGGCAAGAGCCTCAGCCTTGAGTGTTGCGTAAGCGATGCAATCGATAGCGCTATCCTCGTGGTACGGCCCTGTGAATTGCCGCACATCCTTGACGATCTGCAGGATCAGCCAGATTTCAGCTTCGGTCAGATCGCGTTTGGTGATTGCGTTGAAGGCGATGGCCACAGCCCCTGCACTACGTTCACCGGAGGGTTGATCGTACTCTTTACCTCTTTGCTTGATTGTCATCGAAGCGTCTTCGAAGAAATCTCCAACGGTGCGGGGAGGGGGCTTTTTGATGTCCGCAAGAGACACGGTCGGGCGAGCCTGACTTTTGATGCCCGTAAGAGCCTCGTCACACAAATCCAAAAATCGTTGACGGTCTTTGCACTTCTTTTTCTTACTCATGACAACAGTACCTTTCTAACTTCGTCCCAGTCGATACACGGACGTGCGAAACCTTCTGGGAAGATGAGCGGGGCTCCAAAGCCTGCATCATCGATGTATATTTGCGCGTAGCATTTCGGCGATGACGACCATGTATGTTGTGTGGGGTTCTTCTGCACCCCGTAAAGCTGAATACCGTATTTCTTGAACCAGTCCTCGGCCTCGTTCAGATAGTCCCCGCTGCGCATAGTCCAAAGGATCAGTTGATGTCCGCGCTTTACCAAGCCGCGAAGTGTCTCAACTGCCCCAGGGGCGGGTTCGCCAACCAAAGGGTACATGTGATCGACGCACGTACCGTCGAAATCGATTGCGATGATCATGTTCTCGCCCTCCACAGAGCTTGCATGGTCATCGCTTGGGCTCGAGCGTCGTCGAGCGCGTTGTGTTCTACACGAGGCTCGATGGTTAATTCTTTGAGCATTGCTAAAGGAAACATCGAGCGGAATGTTCGGTAGTCACGAGCCTTGGAATGGGACCAAGGTTGTCGAAGACCAGCTACCCAATATGCATGGCCCAGTATGCCAAGATCGAAGTCTGGACTATTCCCCCACACTTCGTCGACTTCATTCCAGTTGAACGCTCGACTGAATTCATCCAGGACGTTTACAAGATGGAGCCCGCAAAACTGAAACTGTTTGCGGGCAGCGTTACTCTGTTCCATCCACCACGCAATAGTTTTTCCACATACAGTCAGCCCGTATTTGAGGCATGAGTCGATGTCGATGTTGCGGTGGAATTCTGAATGAATCCTTTCATCATCAAAACTTACAGCACCTATGCTGAGGATCACACTCGTCGAATGCGTGCCCAGCGTTTCCAAATCAACCATTATTTTCATTTACAGTCTCTTGGCGGGTTGAGAACCCTGGGCGGTTTTTCGTCAGCCCAGGAAGACGTGAGCACGTTTCCGTGCTACTTGGCATGGAGCCAAGATTACGCAAGGCCAGCGGCGCGAGCAGCTTCCATCTCGGCTTTGGTACGCCGAGTACGGCGAACAACAGTGGCTTCCGAAGCCGGAGCTGGGACCGGAGCAGCAGAAGCGGTCGGTGCGCTCGAGATATTTTCCTTCTCGAGTTCGAGCGCAGTGACCTTCTTTTCGGCGATGGCCAAGGCCTTGTTCAGCTTCTTGATATCAGCCTCAGTTGCTTTCGCGGCCTGAGCAAGTGTGCGCTCTGCGTCTTTGATTGCCGTGCCAATTTCTTTGATCTCTTGCTTTGCGGCCTTGATCTCGGCATTGCGATCCGCGAGAGCGCTCTTCTTCTCTTCTTTGGTCAAAACGATGCTACGTTGACGTGCCATTTACATCTCCTTGAGTGAATTAACGGGTAGCTACCCGCCGAGGTTGTGCTGCAGGTTTTGCTGCTACGAGGCGCTGCTTTGCCTTCGGTGCTACAGCTTCTTCATACCCGGATACATCCGGTTCTACAGCGAGCAGCTTCGCCGCATCTTCGCGTCGATTATAGGCCAGAGCGATGAGTGCGTTGTCTGCTCGAACAGCATCGATACACCTGACAGATGGATAATCAACCGTGTCGTCCATGACGAACGTAGTCACCACGCTGTACGCCGGACCGAAGTCTCGAGCAGTGTCGCGGATGTACTTCTCGAAAGACTTGAGTGCCGTCGCCGACAGCTCGAGCGTCATCAACTCGCTTGTTGCATCTGCATCTGGCGGAAGCAGCGCCAGGACATAGCTTTCTTTGCAAGCTTTGCCTTTTCCGTTTGCTGCGCTCTTGAATGCGTTCAAGGGGCACGTTTTGCAATCGTCTGCCTGCCTCTTTGGAGAGTTCTCAGAGGGGATGAGAGAGTCATGCGGCACGAAGTCCAGAGCGAAGCAATCGGGAGGAGTGATGTTCTCCGCGTCATATACCCGACCACCGTAATATGCTTTTTTCGAAATGAAGTCGACGATCACACCTTGTACGCTGTCGTACTTATCCCCTGCGGGATTGCGGAATTTGCGATCCTGGGTGACGCTGATCTTGTTGCCAGTTGGCACGGCCAGCCGCTCTTGAAACTTGGCGACATCCGCTTTCAACGCGGCTTCAATTTCTGCAGGGAGTGCTACCTGTGTTGCGTTACGTGTTGCGACTGCGGTTTTACGCGGTGTTGCCATTTTAACGATCTCCTTGAAAAAGTGAGTGCGGCGTTTTCCTATCAGATCAACCCTTCGGGGCATGGTGTCCTTACTTTCGTAAGCGCTTATTAAGCTAACGCCGCAAACCAGCGTTTCAGTCCCTGATAGTCATGCTCTTTGAAGCATGCTCTTTGAGCTATGCTCCTTGAAAAAGTTTTGTGCCTCGCAATATCCAGCCTGCGGAGAAGTTGAGCCAATTTTCATTCACCGTTGGATCAACATAGCCCGTGTTCAAATCACGGGTAAGGTTTGTTTCAGGCTTATTCAGAGCCGTCCATCCCTCAAACACTCTGCGCACGTCGTTCATATCTTTGTCACCGAAAGGTTTCTAACAATAACTGTTTCGATTCCAGGTAAATCTGCACCGTGCATGAATTTAGCCTCCCTCCATGCAGGGTTGTTTACCTCGAACTTACGAGAGTAGACATGCGCCCATTTCTTACGTTTGAGGAACTTTTCTGCGGCGGCTTCATCAACAATCTTCGGTACATCTAGCTCCGTTATTGATGCAGCAGCAAGAGACCCTCTCCCTGCCGTAGTTTTCTGAGCCTCAAAGGCCGCGAAGATGCCCTCTCGTAAGCCTTTTTGCTTCTCGATCAGCTCTTTTTCTTGCTTTGCTAGATCAGCTCGACTAAGTTGAATCTTGCGGTACTCGTCGATCAGTTCACCAATTGTTTGTTCCAATTGCTCCTCCATTGAAGTTAAGATTTTACAGAATCTGTGACATTGCGCAAGGGTACGTGAGAGTTTATTTCACATTTAAGAACTGTTGCGCTTTGCCTGACCCAATGTTTGCATGTGTTACATTTATGGTTCATTCCCCTCCTAAAATCCCTCCATCTTTGTTTCTCGTTTGGGTTCTACGAATGCTCTAAGGACCAATTTCGCTTGTTCCACATCTCCAGCAATCTAGGCTTCGGGTCCTCCCCACACGCAAAAACAATCTTAGTCGTCAGTTGGCACTGACGGTTGTTGCACTCGATGTAGTATCCTCCATCTTCGCACATCCTAAAGTAGGCCGGGCTTCCGCAACATGGACAGGGTTTCGGTGTCGCTTCTTCGTCCCCCTGATCTTGCATTTCTTGGGAACCGCCACTCATGGTTTTGCTGGCTTACAAAGCAGGATCATCTCACTTATTGATTCTGATAACGTCAACCATTCTTCTGGATCAATCCGGACTTCTCCTTTTAGTGCAGGGATGCCGTTTTGCCGAACAATAAGGAACTCACCCCCACCCTCATCCTCGATTGATATTTCTGTTACCTGCTCTGACCACAGATCGTCACCCTTCGGGAGAACGGTAATGCGCGTGATTCGTACTTCATGTTCAATGTCCATAGTTTTGTCCTATTCAAACGTTAACGATTCAAGCCTCTCCAGCTGCTTGCGCAGTGACGCGATACGCAAGTTGAGCGCTTTGTTGGCGTAGGTAATAGCTTCGGTTCGGGTTTCGTGAAAATCCTTCCCAAGTTTGCCCCACTTTCTGTCTCCAAAGCAAATGAACCTTGTTGGGCTGTTTATATGCTGAACGCATTCGACCTCCTGAATTCCCTTGGTGTACTGGGAAAGAATTTCACGCGTCGACCACATTTTCATTAGAAAGATTTCCCTCCAGCCATGCGTCGATTTTCAGGTTTGTGATCTGAGCGTATGGCGTTATAAGCGAGCTTCTCTGCAACGGCCCCGCCTAGGTCCAGGTTGAGTCCACCGGCGAGGTCGCAAAGTCTGATCATTGCATCGGCCAGCTCTACTTCAATCGACGATCTGTGCGGCAACTTGTCATCCATCAACCCTTTTCGGTATCCCTCCAATGCCTCGCTAATTTCGCTGTGAATCAGGGCCAGCATTTCTGGTACGTTTCTCTTACCATGCAGGTCTTCGCCGTTGAGCAAATCAGTCCACCAACCAGCTTTGCGCGACGCCTCGTGACATTCCTGCACGAGTCGCGTAATGGAAACTGCAGTATCACCCTCTACCTCCTCCTTCCAATTACATGCGTAACGCAGTAGCTCCTCTCCTAAACTATGAGGCATCTCTTTGTTCAGAGCTTCACCCCACTTCCTCAAGTCTTCATGTGTGTACATACAAATTGGTTCCTCTTGCTCATCGAGCAATCCGATGGTTTTAAGATGCTTAAATTCAATCTTTTTCTCTGCTTTGATCTGTGCATAACACATTTTCTAAATAAGCTCTCTCATACAGTCACTCTCGTAACACTGTTCGCAGACAGGTCCACCTCCATCGCTTAAATACATCGAGTCCTCTTCGCAACGCCCTGTTGGTTCGTCACATAAGCTACAAAGCTGTCGTGTTCCAGGATAGTTGGCTTCATTCCACTTTTGATGTTCTTCTTGATACAAAGCACGTCTAATTCCTCCTGGCCAAGTATTCATATCTTCACAGTCACTCCCATGTCTTTCAACATTTCGTACGCCTCCTTGATATACCAGTTCTTGTTCAAATCAGGCGGCAGCTTGCTTGGCAGCGTCAGGCAAAGCTTCGCCCCTTCGCTTTTGGCAACTTGATTGCCGTTGTTCACTTGCGTAATGGGTGGCAAGTCTTTCGTTGTGTAGTACCACCGAGCTACGCGACCAAACGGTACACCACCTGTGTAAACCTCGTATGAGGGTGGACGAGATTTTCGTTTGACCGTCTTACCATCGGCATTTTCCCATACACCCGGTGTCAATTCCCACCAGTCATCCGTGAGTACTTTGTTCGTATGCTGTATGCCGCCACCAGGAGTGTTGATTGTCCGTACAGTAAGGAAGGGCTCGATGTTTGTTTGGGCTGCAATTGTTACTTCTGGCAAGGTTCCCGAGCGGAGATACTCAGCGGCAGCGATTGAGCAAATTTCTGCTGTAGGGTTCTTCATCTCGAGTACGCCAGCGGGGGCATACAAGCCCTTGGCTTTGATCTTTCCGTCCAGTTTGATGGCGATGTAGTTGTTTACATCTTTGATCGCCACACGACTGTACTGGGTCTCTTCGTACTCAAAGCCCGTTCTCTTGCCCTGAGCAGCCACTGTCTTGAGCATCTTGTCTCGCATGGTCTTCTTGTATCGAACCATAATACCGTCGGTGTTGGCACTAATTACCTCGATACCGCGTTGCTTAGCAAGGTCGTCAATCAGACACAACAGATTAAGTTGGCCAGTGATTGTCACGGCAAGAAGCAGGTCTGGTGAATAAAACGAGCAGAATCGACTACCCAGTTTGCCAAAACTACCATTCAGAACGATCTTGAGCGAGTCTGCGACGGTCTTGTCACCGTTGGACTTCGCAGCCAAGCGTTGATGATAAATCTCTTCGTACGCTGCAAGAAACAATTCACCTTTATTGCCACCCAGTTTGGGAACGATGCCGCATTTGAGAATGATCGACGGATAATAAGACGCTGCATCTATGTCAGAAATCATCCATTCATCATCAGCTTCGTAACATACATCAATGTCGTGCTGTGAATGCAATCCGCCCAATCCGATTTTGTACACACCGTTGCGGAATGGAAAAGGCTGCTTCATCCATTCAGGTTCAATTGGGGACCCGTTTGCCGGATTGATCGCAAACACTTCCTGTTCTAACAAATAGACTAAATTTATCAAGTCTGGGTGCTTCGGTTTGACGATTAACGGAGCGACGTACTGTACTTTGGACGGAAAGTTATCGCTCTTTCGTATTCCAGCTAATTTCTTAAGCACCGCTTCGCCGATTTGTGCATCGGACTTGCTACGTAGGTCCATTTCATAGGTCTCACCCATACGCTCACGCAGTTCGATCCTCGGACGTAGGAGTTGAAATAGTGACGCGGTGACTCCGAGGTCGTTCATGCAGTACTTTTCCAGAACTCTGCACTCTTCGTTTGTCAAATCCTGGTCGTGGTGAAAAGGTAGATCAACAATGTTTGGATAGTGTAGTCGAGCCGAGTACGTTTTGAGATTGATCATGACTCCCGGTGCCACTTCGATCAGGTCTATGTGATCGATAGGAAGTCCCTGCACACCGAGGAGCCGATATGCATCCCACGGCATAAGGCCTTCTTTGATAATTCGTGTGGCCAGTTCTTTGATTTCATACTCATCGCGTCCAGATACCCAGGCAGCGATCAATGGGCAGTCAAACTTGGTCCCGTTGAAGCTTACCCACGTCAGATCGTCGCGATTGAGCAGCTTGACTAGCTTGTTTAAATGCCCGGACTTATGTGCCCAAAGTGCGTACTTTTCTCCGGTCTCGAGTATTCGCACACAAACAAGAAACACGGGTTCACCAGTGCCGATGATTTCTGTATCAAAAATTGCGTGGTTCAAGAATTTTTTCTCCTTACTCCTAGTCCGATCAACGCTAACCCGGTCAGGGCCAATGGCAACGGTAAGGGTTCGTCGATGGGGAATGTAATCAGCAAGTCTTGTCGAGTATCGTTATGAAGTTGGTATGCATGCACAGTGACCGGCGTGTTGTCGACGTCTATCAGGCCTGTGCCACCAACCAGGATAGTCCAGATATCCTGTTGAATGGCGTAGCTTTCAGTGACGTTTGTTGGTTTGGGCAAAGAGAGTAGTCTGTCAAGACGATCTTCCTTCTCTACACCCCAAGCAAGCGTTCCGTCGATCAAGGTGTAGTCAATAGTTTCCCCGAAATGCAGGTACTGCGATTGCTCCGCGCACCATGCTGTGAATTCCTGGCCTTCAGAGATTGCAGTGTATTGTCCTGCATAAGGGAACGTAAAGCGTTCCACAACGACTGGCGTAGCCAAAGCAGAGGTGGAAAAGAGAGTTGCGATAAGTAGTTTTTTCATAAGTCACTTTCTTAAGATACGGTTACTGGTACTGATCTCCGCTTACGTCATGACCCTGCTGAGGGGTTTGTTGAGTTGCTCAATAGTGTATGTTTTCATCAGTAGGGCCTCACATTCATCCAATGATCTTCGTCGTCTTGCGCATCGTACGGGTTATCTACATAGAACTCAATAAGTGGGTCCACAGGACCAAAGGTTGTTTTTACAAAATCTATGAGATCTGCGTACGGGTATGGGGAGCAATTCGTATCGAGATTGCTTAACTCCGTTAGCACTTTCTGGCGAAGCACCCCTTTTACACTAAGAGTAAACTTGTGCTCTGTGGAGGGGCAGAACCAGAAAGGACCATACTTGCCCTTTCTTTGTACCATTTCCGAAGAGCAGATTTCACACAGTGGAATCATTTTGTACTCCAAATATCTTCAAAATTCTGCGCCTCCTCTGGTGGCCGTCACGGTCGCGCGGTATAGACATTCTCCGTTCGCCTCATTCGTGCCGCGCTCTGCCCCCGCCTCGGCGTCCCTCAACTCTGCGTTAGATGA